GAGGCGCTGAGCCCATCGACTCAAACGCCCTTTGACCTTGGAGTGGCTCGCTTCGCGGCTGACGTTGCTGATTTGCTTAGCCCGGACCCAGATCGCAAGCACGACGCCGAGCGTAACGGCGACATACCCAATCGCCTCGAGCGGTTGATCGCCGGGCACTAAAAATCCACCGTCAGCTGGCGCGCCAGCTGGCGGTGCAAACCCAGAACAACTCAGCAAAAAACTCAAACGTCCGCTCAAACGCCCGCCAAAAGCCGGCCAAGCGCAGTGAGCAAAATCAATAGCTTCGGATATCTCGCCTATGTGTCCGAAGCACCACTTAAGTGATTGAAATCATTTCCCGGCATTTGAGACGTTTGAGTGGCGTTTGATTGGATGTTCGCAAACGTTCAAACGTCATCACCCGCCGGATAGATCACCTCGACCTCGCCAACGTCGGTGGCCAGCCCGAGCGCCTCGAGCAAGGCAGGAGAAAGATCCGCCACACGCCCGCCGGTCTTCTCCTCATGCGGGCCCCAGTCGGACGGCCAGGCTCTGAAGTAGCGGCCATTGGCGGGATTAGACACCAGCGCCTGGCGCTGCGGATCCGCGAGCATGGTCTTGGGCGTCTGCTCGTAATCCCACCTGCAGGCCACGTAGAAGAGCTGCGGATTTAGCCGCCTGGCCAAGCCCGTGCTGCCGGGCGGTTGCTCGGGCAAAAACAGATGCGGCGCATCATCAACGTTGTAGAGAAAAGCCAGACCCTCGTCGGGCGCCACGCCAGTATCCTCCGGGCCGCCGAACCAAGATGCTTTGCCGCGGGTGGAAAACAGGATCTCGTCTTGCGGCTCGGTGGGCACTGTTTCGCCAATCGCTTCGGTGATGTTCTCACCGCTCACCGTCTCGGCGATCGCCTGGCACACCTGATCGAACCTGGCGCGCCAGGCATCGCAGTCGGGTTTGGCATCGCAGAACACCAGCTCGAGCAGAATGCTGGGAGCATTGGTTTGGTTTAGCCAATAGAGCTCCGGGCGATATTTCCCTCCCCGATCAGGCAGCTCGAGTGCCTTCGCCATGGCTGCGGATACTTCGGCGGCGAGTTTCTGTTGAGAAAGGTAACAGACTTCACAGCCCATCTTTTTCGTTTCAGTCATCTGATACGCGTTCAGGTGACATGAGATATTCAGGTCGGTGTCGGTGTGGAGGTTGTGTTGATTGGTCAGCCAGGTCAGGTTCGCTTCCTGCGATTTGGATACATCGTCGTGGATGGTGATGACGTTGACGCCGAGATCCTCGAGATAGTCTGCGATGTGCTCGACGGCACGGCGCGCTTCGTCTACTTCCACTAATCCCCATGGTTGCGGCCCGCTGGCGCCGGCGACGAATTTTCCATGGCCACTCGAGATGACGATCTGCATGTTAGATCCTCATATCACATTGCCGGTGACGATTTTGTGCGTGCCGGATCCGCCATCCGATACGGTCAAGCCGGTATTGCTGGTGACAATATAATGGTCGCTGGTGCCGGCCGAGATTGTCAGCGTTGTCGAGTCACCAAAAATATTGCCTTGTACTGTCCATTTGCTCACATTGGCGCCAACAGTATGTGTTGGGACTGGAACCAACCCGGCAACCCACCAATTGCCGTTAATCGTGAATTGTCCGGTGTATGACGTATTGACCTGAATAGGACCACCCATTTCACAGTTTTGAATTGAAACGGTGTCGGCCGCGGCCATACCAACGGCTTGGGCAATGACGGACGAGTCGACATAACAAGTGGGACTGTTTCCGAACGAGGCGGCATTGACGAAGATCGAATAAGCATAGGACCCGCCCCACAGGTTGGTCGCCGTGAAATCGCACTGGGTGAGGTGATTTTCGCTGAATGCACCTTCCAGGAGATACCCGGTCAGACCGGTTGGCCCGACCAGCACCCAGGTCACGCCACCGTCAGTGATGTTGGTTCCATAGTTCTTCAGTGCTGGCGGCGAACCGTCGCTGGTTCCGCCAACAGTGCATTGGATCCAAAAGGCCCCGACAATGACAATGTTACCTGCCGTATAAGCATGCGTTGCCACCCAGGCCACCGGCGGCAGCGTGCCGGTCGCCGCAATGTTGCCCGGCCAATCGTGGTCAAATTTGTTTCTGATCCACCAGCAACCGCAGCCGGTAAATCCATAAACGGTCGAGCGACCGTATGGTTGATCGGCAATGCAATCCATGATGAGGGCATCAACCGCGGTGACGTAGAGCACATAGGTGCCACCGAAAAACTGACATTCAGAAAGTATCGCGCCGCTTGATGCCATCTGGCAGCACGGGTTCGATGCGCCGAACACACCGGTCTGATCGCGGCTCGAGCCTTTGGCAAAAACGGTGAGACCTTTGACATTCTGTTGCCCGCCGCCGCCGATATTGAGCGCAACTACGTCAGTCTGGCTGCAATCGAGATAAGTCGCAGTTCTTCCCGCTCCGAGCAGCGTCATATTAGGAGCCGGAACGGTCGAAATCGTATTGGAGATTTTGTAAAGCCCGCCGGGAATAAACACGATGCCGGAACCGGCAAGGCCATCGGCACCAAGATAAGCAATGGCACCATTGATCGCGGCGGTATCGTCATGCACGGCATCGCCGTAGGCGCCGAACATTTTGACGTTGAGCACCTGGCCGCGCATCGCCAGGTTCCACCAGGCGCCGTCCGCACTCTGAAAATCGGCAAAGCTGGTTCTGCCAGATCCACGTGTGAACATTGCACCGCCGCCGTCGCCTATAGAACGATAACCTCTCGTTTGAATCGAACTGGCCGATATTGGTATTGCCATTGCAGCCGCAAGAATGTTCGTGTCGAAGGTTAGAGAGGTTAGAGCTGTCGACGGCAGCATGCCGGCCAATGCGTTGACGTTCAGGCCGATGTTATAATTGAGCCCAAATTGAGTGACGGTAACCGGGTTGACTCCCACCACATTGGCAGGAAAGCGCGGCAACACCCTGGCAACCAAGGTCGATTGCGTGACTGGCACGATCTGGCTCCTTTACAACACGTTGAAAAATGTCGGTGCTAGGTTGAATGTCGGTGCTACCGACAACTGTAGTGCCGTCAACCCAGAGAGGCCCTGTGTTCTATCTCGGCTTGGAACTATCAATGGAATGGGCCAGCTATCGGTCTTGAATGGTTTCTGTAGTAGTAACGGAGTGCTTACACCTTTAACAAAAATCTCACTCTTAGTAATCTCAGTTCGCAATCGATGAACCGTCGGCCAATCGCTGAGATTGGTCGGCGGGGGCGCACTGCGCAGCAACGACATGTCGGCGCGGCGAACGTCGGCATAGACGCGTCCCGGCTGCACTGGCACCGGCCAAATAGGCTGGTTGATCGCAGGCACCGGCGGTGTAAGCAGTGTCTCCGGGACGCCATAGCTCTGCGCATAAACGCGCGCCGGCTGCGTCGGCAGCGGCCAATCGCTGAGCACGATCGGCGGCTGCACCGAGTTCAGCAGCGGCAGATAGGCACTGACTGCGTCGGCGCGAACGATGTAGGGCCGAATTGGTGATGGCCAATCGGCAAGCGAGAACGCCTGCGCGGTAACCGCGAGCGGCGGTGCCAGCGTTATCGTCTTGCCGACCGGCGGCGGCGTGGTCTTCGGCGGCGGCCAATCAAGTTGCGCGATCGGCGGCTGCACCGAGCTCAGCAGCGGCAAATAAGCGCTGACGCTGTCCGCTCGCACCAGCGGTGGCCGAACAGGCAGCGGCCAGTCGGTGAGCGAGAACGGATTGACGACGACCGTCGTGATCAGCGCGTAAGGCGAGCTGTAGTTCTGCGCATAAATGACTGGCGGTAGGATCGGTTTCGGCCAATCATCAAGCCCAAACGGATTGACAACGACAACTGTTAGTAGAGCATAGGGAGCAGGAAGATTTTGCGCATAAACAACAGGCGGAATACGCGGGATTGGCCAGTCAGTAAGACTGAACGGCTGGACGACAACTGTTGTCGTCAGGACATATGGAGAACTATAACTCTGAGCGTAAACGATTGGCGGTCGGACTGGCAGCGGCCATATGCCAGGAATTGGCGGCAGCGACGGCACGACCGGCACGCCGAGCGCCAAGTTTGTATGGATCCAATCGAACTCGCGCGATGGAAAGCGCGGCGGTTGTGGCCAATCGTCTTGATTGAACGGGGCGACGACCACCGACATTGGAGGTGGTGCGCTGACACTCGGAATGTAAATGCGCGAGATCTGTCTGGGCGGCGGCCAATCGCTGAGCGCAATCGGCGGCTGGACAGAATGCAATAGTGGAATAAATGCGCTGCGTGCCTCCGCATAAACGCGATAGGGAGGGATCGGAGCAGGCCAATCAGTCTGCTGAAAAGGCGCTGGCGGCGGCGGCACGCCGAGCGCCAAGTTAGTGTGAATCCACTCGATTGGCGGTGTCGGTAGCGGAGGCGGCGTCGGCCAATCAAACAAATTGATCGGCGGCAGAACATCAACCGTTACGATCGTGGGCTTCCAGAAAGGTTGCCCAAGTGGACTACGAAAAACAGCCATTAATTAAGTGATCTCCACAGATGCCACTGCGGGATCACACTCGGCGCGATGCTAAAGGTGACGCCAATCCACAAAGCTTGAGCGACCGAGATGTCTACCGCCACCGCGGCGCCGACAGTGCCGAAGGTTAATGATGTCTCGCTTGCGGCAGTTGCGGCCGCTCCCGCTGACGTCCAAAATCCATGACACCGAACACTGGAGTTTGCCCCGGCCTGCCCCGAGGCCACGCAGGCAAGATAGGCTTTTAACAGGAAGGGCGCTGTCGTGATGCTAGGCACGACAGTCTGCGCACTGGAGGCGCCGAGCGACGTTCCAGAGATTGTAGTCCCAAATCGTGGCGTGATAGTCAAAGTACCAGAAGCACCTGTCGTACAGGTACCGCCAACAATCAGTTCCCAGACTTGCCCGACGCGCATAACGCCCGCCGCGATTGGCGTTACTATCGTCGGGATCAGGACCGTCTCGGTCGTGGCCGTGATAGTCGCGAATACCGTGCCAAGGGGCTCGGTGATGACGTCGGCGAAGTATTGTCTACTCATCTGACCCTCATCGCGGCTTGTCTGGATTGACCGGGATCGCCGCAGCGATCGCATTGAGGCAGTTCGTCACCTGCACGTTGCTCGCCGGCACCATGTTGGTGGTAATGAAATTCTGTTCTTGTGTAGTGAGTTTGGGAAATAACGCGCTATAAAGCGGTTCCGTCAAGACTACATAGCCGGAATTGTCATTCGGACAGCCGAGCGTCTGGAAAATGAATTGCGTGACATTGCCGGCATCGGTGGGATGCCCGAGCCGGTCCCAATAATTAGCCGACGCAAGGTCGGCATCTTGTTTCGTGTTGTAACGGATATACATGGTCTGTGTGAGCGCCATCAGAAGTTCCAGAATGTGTGCATGTTGGAGTCCAGGTTGGTGATCTGGGTATTGCTCAGCGCCACTGGCCACACGCCCCACTCGCCCTCATCGCCAGTGAACGGATCGCCAAACAGATCGTCACCAATATAGATGTTGGTGTTCATTGTGTCGGTGCCGATTGCTCCGGTGGTAACCGTGCCATCCACCGCTATCTTGCCGCCTGCGGCATTGTCGGTCGTGCCCATGATCGTATGCATGTTGCCTTCGGTTTGCGAGCCGGGAAGATCACCATTAGTGAACGCAAATACCGTGACGAGGCCTGTATTTTTAAAAAACAGACCGTCATTCCCGCTCGAGGCCAGTATTATATTATCGTGCGCAGTAAATATCGTCGTGCGCTTGGCAAGCCCCACCACCGACCAGGGTTGATTGACAGTCACCCAAGTGGCAGGCGACATACGCGTTGCATTGGCATGATTGAACCGCAAGATCGGCAGCGTGCCAAACCCGCTCAATATGAAGGCCGGTTGATTGGCCGCCGTCGCCTGCACGAAGTGTTGGCCGCCGCCTGTCTGATCATAGAGCTTGGTGGCGAATAGATTAGCTGCGCCTTTGAATGATGTAATACCCGCAATATCCAGGCCCCCACCAGTAATTGTATTGAAATCACTCTCAGTATTATCAGAATCACGGCGCAACCGGATTGCTGGCAGTACGCCGATCGCAGCATTGTTGTAGGCGCGCAATCCACCCCACCACGATGCATTGCTCACCACATCACCGGGGCCGACGTAAGTCGGCCCGGTGATGACAGTTTGCGATAGCCAGACCCGCCCCATCACTACGAGTTATAATTCTCGTAAATGACATGGGCACCGATGGCCGACGGCGTCGAGCCGGTGAAGGCCGATAGCGAACTTTCTGAAACTGAGGCGGTAACGCCGATGATGCCCCACTCCTCGAACGGCGCGGCTTGCCATCGCACAATTCCGCCAAAGCCATTGAAGCTCAGATTGAGCCGCCCGGAAGATGTGACGGCACTGCGCTGATTGGGCGTCGTGGTGACGAAATTGAAGGTGATCGAGCCGGATTGTGCGGTCTGGCCGAGCGTGTTCATCGGGCCATCCGAGCTCGGCGCGGCAAGAGCCGTTGCGGTGCCGGCCAAGGTGCTGTCGCGCGCGAACATCATGATCATGGGCGAGGAGGCCGAACCCTGGCCGCCCATCTCGATCTCCTGCACCAGTAGGCCGCTCGTCGCGTTCAAGGCACCGATCGACATGTGCGTGTTGTTGGCGAGGGCCGTCGTATCCGCGGTCGCCGTCGGCGACCAGACTGGACACTGAAATACGCGCTTTCCCATCTCAAGCTCCTATGAGTTTGCGTGGAGATCCCAAGGGTTGAAATTTCCCCGATAGAGTCATCTCCACGGTTTTCTCATACGGGGTGTGGATGTAATCGGGCTGTGTCATCGCGAAAGCGCAGACATCGCAGATGTAGTGATGAGCACACTTGGGGCACGTCTCGCGCTCTTTGCGATCAGGATTTGGCACAACGTGGACTTTGCAATGAGCACAGCACAAAGTCTTCACGTCCATTCTCTTGCCTTCGCCACATTGGGCGGGATCGTAGCCAGCAACGCGAGCCATCCAATCAGGGATGCCTGGCGAAGCCGAATGATCGATGAGCAAGTAACCATGGTCGCGCAGCGAGTTTCTCATGCAGCAATCTCCTGTAGCGCCACTTTGGAGAGCGCTTCGATGTCGCCGATCCAGTGGTAATAGCCATGGTGGATAAGTCTGATCCAAGGCGCCAACATGATGTCGAAGCCTGCGCTGCGAGCCAGATGGCAGAAGCTATAGTCTTCGGTTAAAAACCGGCGATCGCGAAGCTGGGCGTCGAAGAAGCAGGTGGCGTTGCCAAGTTCGGTCGGATAGCGCAGTTCCGGATGCAGCGCAGCGATATGATCGAAGACACGGCGGCGTATACGCATGAAACCTGTGCCGCCTTCGGCGATCGGGGTGAGCTCATAGATCGAGCGAGAAGCATTATCCCCAGGCAGCGGCGTATAAACCAGCTGCGTTGCAAAACGTTCGAGCAACTGAGGATCTTTGTCGGCCCACCCTAATTCCACAGCCTCTTTCACTCGCTTCCAGTCAATTTCCTTCTTCGGATAGAAGGCACAGACGATGTCGGGCTCAAGATTGGCGAGCTCGAGGGCTTGCTTGGCGGAGCAACTGATGTCGGCGTCGATGAAAAACAGCTGATCGCAATCGGAACGCAGGAAATGTTCGACGCAGACATTACGGGCGCGATCGATGTGGCTCTCGTTGAACAGAGGAAAGAACACAAAATCGATCAGTTCGCGAAGTTTGATGATGAAGTCCGTATAAGCGCCATAGCATTGGCCCCCGTACATGGGGGTCGCAACAAATAGTTTCATCAGTATCCCCGTGCATAGGCAACTACATCCCATTTATTGTCTGTAGCATTGTAGATGGAGCCGACATAATCGTTCTTGCCGACAGCTGTTGTCGTCAATGAAGGAATGTCGGAGCCAAAACGAAAGCCGCCGGCACCGGTATTGAGCGACAGCGTGCGCGGTGCGCCGGAAGCAAAATGACGTATCACAATTTTTTGCCCGCTAAGCGGGTTCGTCGGCACCGCTATGGTGCGATCGCCGACCGCCGATAAGGTGAAGATATTACCGAGCGAAGCGTCGAGCGGTGGAGTCGGACCATCGACCAGGGCCACTACCGGATTGAGTACCGACCAGGTTCCATCCGCTCTGAGAAAGGTGGTCACACCGCCGCCGGAAGCAGGCGCCACGCCTTTCAGAGTTGAACTGAACCCATCAAGCAGCGATGTAGCCTGCGTGCCGTTGAGCTCTTCGATGCTGCCCGAACCGGGGCTGATGCGACCAAGAAAGCTGGGCGAGAGCGTAACATTCTGGATCTTGCCATACGTAATCTGACCATTGCTGATGTCACCAGTCGATATCAGCGAACTGCTGAGGTTACCGCCGCTGTCGCTATGAATGATGCCGGTGCCGTAGGCCGCCGCGGTTATGATGCCGCTGTCGGCAACTGTGACATTGCTGTTCTTGAGCACCGTGCCGGAAGTATTGCCAAAGCGCGCAATCGCATTGATGTTCGAAGAAGAGGGTCCGACGACATTGCCCGAGCCGCTGCCTGGAATAGGCGGCAGTTTGCTGGGATCCAACCCAAACACATAGTTGAGACCGATCTGGCTGAGCGTCAACGGATCGGTCACCAGCACATTGGCTGGAAAGCGCGGCAGAATGTTGCCCTTGAGCAGCGATCTGCTCATTGCACCACGCCATCAATCACGGCAATGCTGCCGGCAAAAAATTGCTGGGTGACACCGTTGATCAGCACCGTGCAGCCGACCTGATAGGTTTTCGAAGCGAACAATGCATGCATCTGAGCGACCGGAAATTTGAACTGAAACACGCCCAGGCCGGCAATGATGATCGTGCCATCACCGGTTTGGGCGAGGAGCACCTCATCATGCGTGTCCTTGTCGCGCACGCTGAGCATGATAATCGCCGTCGACAGATCGACCAGATTGTTGGTGAGGCTATCGCGCACCTCGACCTGGTCGATCCAGTCCTCGCGATTGGAGATCGGCTCGAAGCTGACGCGAAACATGCTTAACTCCTGGCAAACTCGCCATGAGCCGAGCGCCGTGCAGCTACAGGCATGATTTTACTCTCCTACATTCGTTGATACCAAGTGCCGACGATGCCGAGCGACATGATGTTGTGGGCGCTCGAGCTGCCGATCAAAGCCGTCTGATCGTCGGTGGCGCCGCCGCTCGAGCTCTTCACTCGCACCGTTACGCCGGTGAATGCGCTGTCGGTAGACGGCGATGCAGTGCGGCCGGCATTGACGCTGTAAAAATTGCTCAGATTGCCGATCGTATTGAGCTGGCCTGCAAAAGTATGCGTGTGGCCAGGATCCGCGACGGCAGCAAAAGCAGCATGTTGGTGCGCAGCCAGCTCGGCGGTGCTGAGCACGTGGGTTTCTTCGCCCATGGTGCCGCCAGGCGTCGTTGGACCTCCCTGCACGGTCGGCGCACTGGCAAAGCGTCCGGCAGCACCGGCAGTCGCGCCCATGGTGTCGAGCCCATAAGGCACCTTGCCGCGCATATCGAGTAGCGTGATCACCTTGCCGGCATTCCAGTCGGCGATCGCGCTGGCGCCGAGACTGGGCGAGCCGCCGAGCAATACCGGGCAGATCACATTGGTCGTCGGCGAAGAGAAATTTTGCCAGATGTAGGTGAACAGGTTCTGATAGGCGAGCGCGCCGGGTGCTTCGGTGGCAGGCGAGCCTGCCGGGCCAATGGTGTTGCCATTCATGCGGGCAAAGCCGGGCCTCAAATCGGCACCCGGCCGCCACACCACATCGCCAGTGGTGAGCAATGCATTGGGATCAAAAGTGGGCGGCGGCGGGCCGGTGATGCTCGAGGGACCGATCGCCAACACGTTCATCCAATCGAATTGCACGACGCCAAAGCTATCAGTCAATCTTGCGCGGTAGGAACCATCGGCGAGCCAGAATGCCGGCAGACGACCATTGGCATCAGTGGTGAGCGGCCAGGGTTGCGGCGGCGCGGTCAAGGCAGGATCGGCAAAGCTCTGCACCGGCGTGGTGGTATTGGCTGTGTACAAATAGAGCAACGCGCCGATCATCGGCGTGCCGTTCACCGTGATCTGTTGCGAAAGAGGAAGGCCGAATATTGTTCCACTCAAGATTGCCCCCAAGCAAATTCACCGTGCAACTCATGCGCTGCCGATCCATACGCCTGCTGCGCCAATTCGGCAGTTGCAAACTGACCGAGATAGATCGCAATGCCATTGCACATGATGTTTGCTTCCCATTTGTTCAAACGAGGCCGGAAGCAAACGCCTTTGATACCGGTTAGAGTATTGAGCCTGCCGGGCCGATTTCTTGTGTTCTCAGCCGCAGAGGCTTCGCGCAAATTAGTAATGCGATTGTCAAAGTGATCATTATTGATGTGATCTATCTGATATATTGGCCATGTTCCGTGAATGTAGAACCATGCGAGACGGTGAGCTAAATAAGTGCGACTATCAATTTGAATGTGTCGATATCGTTTGCCTTTCGTGCAGCCAGCCAAATCGCCCGGATTGACCTGCTTTCGCTTAATCTTCCAAGTGAACACGCCGGTTTCCGCGTCATAGTTGAGCAGCATATGCAAACGTTCCCAAGTTAAACCGGCCATGTCTGGATCCCTCAGAACACCCGCTGCTGGGTCAGAAATTGCCCGGCAGGCGCAGAGTATCGCTCCCCGGTCGGGCCGGCGAAGGAACGCGCGAAAATGTTGTCCAAATGCGTCACCGCGCGGCGTAGCGTCGGATTGCGCGTCACCATATCGATGCCTCTCTGCACCGCAGTGAGATCTCTTGATGCGAGCAATTCGCCCACTCTTCGTGCCACGTTCTGATTGACGTAGATGCCCATGCGTTTATTGCTGATCGAGAGCAATGCTCCCAGCATAGTGCCGAAGCCTGCTTCGCGATGGCCGCCCATGTATTCGCCGAGAAGGCCGAGCGGGGCGCCGCCGGCAATACCGGCCTCTATCAGTTGGCGCGCGGTGGTGGAATTGCCGAGCGCACCGCGCATGCGGTCCATGATGTTTTCGACGCGTAGTCGCGATAATACCTCGAGCGTGCCTTGTCGGCCGAGTCCCATCTCGAGCTCGCGCCGCGCCGCCGGCGAGCTCTCGAGACGATTGAGCAGATTGGTCCTTCCCGCGCCGGCGCCTTGCGCATCGAGTTTGTCGACAAAACTCTGTAAGTAACCCTGTTCGAACAATCGCTGCTCGGCGGGTTGCATCCTAGCCTTTGCCTGGATGGCCCCGCGCAGCTCTTCCGGTCTGGCAAATCGTCCCACGGCATTGCGCCCGGCCTCGAGCGCATTATCGGCGCCGAAGAAACCCGCCGCGCCTTGTCGCACCGTTTGATAATTCGGCACCAGGCGATCGAGCTCGGCATTCATCGCATTCGCCAGGTCGCGATAGTAGCCGCCGGTAGCTGCATCGCCGCCGCGATAGGCCTGTTGCGCCTTGCCGCTAAGCACTCTCCTGGTGCGGTCCCAAAATTCCATATCGGGATAGGTCGGCGCCTTGCCTTGTTGAGCAAACAATTGCCCGGCCTCGTCCACATAGGGCTGGCGAAACGGCATGTAGCCTTCGCCCCTGGCCACGGCACGACCGCGCGTTTCTCTTTGCGCCGCGGCCATGGCGGATTTGACTTCATCGACAGTGGCAAGCTCGGAGAGCCGCGCGCCTTCTCCTTCGTGCTCGCCGCGCGTCGACCAAACAGAAGGGTTCTCGCGATAGAGTCGCTGATAGGCTGGATTATTCACGCCGCGTTCGACAGCCGCTAGGGCGGCATCGGTCTGCGCCGGATCCGCGAACCTTCCGCGCATCCATTCTGATAAACGCGGCAAGCTGGATCGATAACGGTCTTGGGTGGCAAGCTCGAGGGTGCGACGCGCTTCCGGCGAGACATTGGCGGCGGATCTTGCCAATGCGCGGCCTTGCTCGTCCAATACATCGGCGGCGACCACCGGCGTGCCAGAGGCCTGCGCGGCAGTGAACTCTCCCGGCGTTAGCGGGGCACGCAATCGGGTTTCTTGCAGTCTGCGTTCGGCGTCGGCAAGACGTTCCGGCGTGTAACCGCGTCTGCCCAAATTAGCGCGGATATCGTCGATCTCGGCTTGTATCCCCGTCTCGCGCGCGAGCTGCGCCTCGCGATCGGCGACCGCGGCGGCTCCCACCGTTCGCATCGCCTGCCGCTCTGGTTGAATGAAGCTGCGCACGCGATTAAGCGCACCCGCTCCCAACCGCGCGCCGACGTCGGCCAATCCAGCGCCGGCCACTCCCGCGCCGGCGCCGAACGGAATGCCGAGCGCGCCGCCCGCCAGGCTGCTCTCGAGATCCTCGCCGGCGCCGAAACCGGACACCGCCCCGACACCGGCGCCAGTTAGTCCGGCGGCGAGAGCTCGAGCTGCCAAGGTGGGCGCCCTCGCCGCCATGCCGATCGGCATCATGGCGCCGCCCAGGAGCTCGCCTCCCGTCATGGCAAGGGGATGTTCATGCTCGAGCCCGGCATTGACCGCGCGGGCGCGATCGCGGGCCTCGCGGTAGAGCTCTTCATAACGTGGCTCGCCTTTCATCTTGCGATAGGCGCCGCGCGCGAGAGCGGCCCAAGCTCTTGCCGCCTCACCTAGGCCGCGGGTTTCCTTGGTCGGATCCACGCCGCCTGCCGCCATGAGACCCTCGAGCTCGTCGCGGAAGTTGAACAGCACGGCATTGCCGACGCCGCGCCGGAACGCTTCACCGGCGGTGCTGGTCGCAGTACCGCCGCCAGTGTCATAACGATCGAAGTAATTGCCGCCCGCTGATCCGGTTGCGGGAGTAGCTGGCGCACTGTCATAGCGATCGAAATAGTTCGGCATTATTGACGACCCGAGCGGCGGCCTGGCGCAGGTGTTGAGCTGAAGATGTCATCGAACTGTTGCTGGCCGTACTTGCGAATGAAATCTCCCCGCAAGGCCGGATTTCTCCGCACGTCATCGATGGCAGTTGGCGGCACATTCGGCATCGTGGCTGCTTCGCCGGAACCGTATTTGCGGAAAATTCGCAATGCATCCGGCGACAGCAGGCGATCGAACTCACGCTGATCGCGGTTGGTCAGTTCCGGATAGGTGCGGCGGAATTCCAAGATCTGTCCGGCGAGCAGTTTTTGATAAGTGGTGGCAACACCCAGCGCCTGCGCCGGCGAGAGCGAATTCGTCATCTGCTCGCGGATGCCTTCACGATCGGCGAGTGCATTCTGGCCGCCGACGATCGCCTTGGCGATTTCCGCGCTGACCAGTTCGCCGGCCGCTTTTAGATTCACCGGTTCCTCCTTGCCGCGCCAGGTGCCGATCTTTGCCCTGGCAGCATTGGCGGCCTGCAAGTCGCCGTTGTTGAGCGCCCTAGCGAGCTCGAGATAGGTCTCGAGATGGTTCATCGCGACCGAGAACGAGCGCGTTGCCATGCCGGCCCTGCCGTTCGGTCCATAGGCCTGCATGTTCTTCTGATAGGTCGAGTAGAGATCCTCGCGATAATTCGGATTGTAGGCCTTGGCGTCGGTGGTGATCGGGAACCGCAATTTCTGCGGAAAGCCGCGGCCGAGCGGATCTAATTCATAGTCGCCGGCCATCTGCACCATGCGCGCGTATCTTTCACCGCGCGTGCGCGCGAGCTCATCGAGCACGCCGAAATTTCTGCCGAAGCGGGTGGCATCGGCAGGCGGATAGGCGCTGCGCACCGGAACCTCGGGAGCGCCCTTCATCACATCGCCGGGCGTGCGCGGATCAACACCGATGCCGGTAGATTGCGCGAACGGCAATTCGCTCGGCCCGAGTTGGGCAACTTGCATCGGTTGCCGGGTCGGCAGGATGCCGCCTGGACCCAGTGCGGGACCCCCTGCACCCGCCTGGGCCATGGCGAGTTGCATGGGGCGTGCTGGAGGGGCGGCCATCGCAGCTGCCGGCAAAGCTCGAGCATCGGGCAGAGTGGCGAAGCCTGACGGGGGCGGCCCCGGCGCGGGCGCGATCGGCGGTCCTGCGGGCGGCGCTACCGGCGGTCCAGGAGGGGCTACGGAGGGCGGCAACGGCGCGCCAGGTCCCATCGATCCAGGAACCATGCCAGCGGCTGCAGGCGGAGGCGGTGGTGGAGGTGGAGCTCCGACGCCGGGAATGAGCTGCCCGGCCATCGGCACCGGCGCGAGCACATCGGCCAGGTTGCCAGGTGCTCCCGCGGGCGCCGGCATCGGCAGCTGAGCTGGCGCTTGCGGAATGCTGGGAGCAAACGATTGCGCGGGTCCCATCGGCGTCGGCGACAGTGGCCCGCCGCCACCTGGCGTTGCCGCCGGCGGTGACAAAGGCCCTCCACCTTCGCCGCCGGGCACCGTGGTCGACCATCCCGGCCGCACCGTGGCGCCAGGAGATAATGTTGCCGCGCCGGGACCGCCCTGGATCGGCAGCTTCTTCGCTATGCCAGTTCTCGGATCCACCTCGTACAGGTTCAGTTCATTAGTAGTTGGATCCTCGACATGGAAGTATTGCGGCTTGTTTTCGGTGGCGATGTTGTGCCGTCTTGTTTCCGCTTGCGTAGCTGCGCTGAGACCCAATCTTGCGAACGGATCTATTTGATTGAGCGCGCCGGCCTGCATGGCAAGCCGGACCATTTGATTATAATCGGTGGTTCCTGATTGCTGCAGCAATTGCCTGAGACGATTTTGCCGCGCGCGTTCCTGGCCGATTTCCCAGCTGTCGGGAAGCTGCGAGATCAATCCGAAATCAACTAATGGAGGACCGTGGATGCCGCTGCCGTTAGCCATGGATCACCTGAGAACCCACGGCACGCCCTGTGCGGGCATGCGGGTGGGCGTGAGAGCACTCTCTGTGCGTTTCGGATAGGCGCCGGGCGGCGGACTTGGGATTGGATAAGGCCGCGGACTATTTGGTCCCTGCGGATAGGTGGGTGGGAAGGTAGGACTTTGCGGCGGGAATGGCGGCGTCACCGGCGCTGATTGCTGACCCAGTCCGATCGGCGCCTGGGCGATCTGCGGCATCGGCAAGACGTCGGGCGCCATGCGCTGCGCGGGGATCCCGTGCGGGATCGGGTATGGCTGCAATGGTCCACTGATCGGCGCCAAGCGCGCGTATTGATCATACTCTGGACGTGTCGGTACGAACGAGCGCGCGAGCCGCGCCATGCCAGCGTAGTCGAGCGGCATCAGTAGTTCTTTCCTGCGCTAGGACTGCCGCCGCCGCCACCGCCACCGCCATATGCTTTTGCCGCCGCGTTGAGCACGTTCAGCCCCACGTTCCACATATTTGCCGAAGCATTGTAATCGGCCATGGCGGCATCCGACTGCGCCTGGCCAATGCGGTTATACATGTTCGAGTAGGCGCCGCCCTGGCCGATGTCGAGGCCTGCGAGAGCTCCTGCTTGTCCGGTAGCGAGACCGGAGAGCGCACCCGCTTCGCCGGTGTAGGTACCGGCGAGGCCTGCGGTGCCGAGGTCGCGCTGTTGCAGGAACGGCGCCAGGCGGCTGACGTAATTGCCATACTGTTGCGCCGCCGCGCCGCTCGCATAATTGAGCGCATCGACCATGGTGTTGCCGGTGGCCTGGCCGCGCGCCACGCCGGCCCTATTTAAGGCATCGAGCGATTGATTGAGAGCGAACTGATAACCGGGATCTGTCTTGAACGCGGCTTGCGCTCTTGCCGTGCCGGCGGGACCGTTTGCTCCCGTCGCATCGGCATAGGCCTGCCAGCCTTGCGTGGCATCGCCGAGCAGCGATTGCCACGGTGCCGCCGCCTGGCCGTAGAGACCGGTGACGTCGCCCCTGGCCTGGCCGTAGCCGGAAGTGATATCGCCCCTGCCCTGCGTGTAGAAATTAGCCAAACCCGCATAACCAGCTCGAGCTGCAGCCTCTTGCGCCGCGGCGGCATCTCTTGCCGGCTGTCCCGAGAAGATGTCGAACAGAGCCATGGATAGCTCCTCCTAATTCGCAATGTCCGCAGCCGAGCGAAACCGCTCGACCCAGTTGCTGCCATTGAAGGTGAACGAGAACGAACGCGAAAAACCGTTAGCCGGCAAAGTGATCGGTGTGGCCATCTTGAAGATCGGATCCCAGGTGACCGAACCCATCGAGCCGGTGTTCACCAACGTGATTGTCAGTATCTGACCGGTTCGCGAATGCAGCGGCGCGCCGAGCGTGATGGCCGCAGTCGGCGTGATGATCTGGCTCTCGCCCGATTGCGCATCGATGAAGATGGTGCCGCTCGAGGCCAAGACATTGACCAGGCTCGGTCGCAAATTCTCGCGAAAGAAATCGTACCAGTCGCGTTCCATCAGCCCGGATTTGCTGTCGACCACGGCAACATCTGGCGGCGGCAACGGTCGTCTTGGCACTTACTGGGATCCGGGTATTCCGCTCGCCGGGCCGAGACTGCGCAGCTCGGCGGATTGGGCGCCGGCCATCACACTGAAATAGACCGGATCAGCGATCTCCAATCGCCAGCGCCGGCCGAAGCTTGTCGACATGCCGGTATTGTTGACCTGGATATTCGAACGGGTGATGCCCTGGCGGCCGAACTTGCGCAACAGCGGATTACTCCAGTTGTAGCCGCCGTCGTCGGACCAGGAGATCTGCACCGTGGGATCGGTCTGGATCGGATCAATACCGGTGATCGAGCCGGTGCCGGTCTCGAGTTTGAAGCCGGCCATTGCCACGCGCACCCGCGCGGGAAAATTTTCCACCGGCCCACTTTCGATGCGTGCCACCAAGGGATCGGCATCCTCACGATGGTTGGTCGGATCGATCTTGTAGATGTTGCCGGTCTTGCGGTCGCCGATCAGCCATTGATTGTAGGCATTGACTGTTTGTAGGCCGCGCCATTGTTGCGTCAGATAGCTGGCGCGTTCGTGCCATCTCTGAGCACCGATGTCGTAGGTCCAGCTGTAGGAAGTACCGGTGATATTCCACATCGCATGACCGTCGACCATGTAGACGTTGGCCAATAGATTACTTGGATTGGGATCGCGATAGATCAGGCGATCGAGATCCGGGGGAGAAACCTTCACTGCCGAGTAGCCCTGCAGTTCTCGCACCGTGTAATCGTTCGCTACCCAGAGCAAGGTATCGCCGAAACCGTCTTCCCAGCCGGCGACCGCGAAGGTTGCCAATAGGCCGAGCGGTGTCACCGTCGAGCGTTGGAATGGAAACGGCTGCGCGCCGACATCGATCCAGATCTCGAGGCTCTGCACGCCGAAGAACAGAGCCCTGCCGGAAAAGGCAATGCCGCGAACTAATCCATCCGGCTTGGCATCGGCCTGGCCGAACGACAGCGAGTTCATCGTGGTGGAATTGAGATTGGATGCGTAGGCATGGCCGTCGAATGCGGTGAACACCAAATAGCCGTCGATGCCGAACACGCTGTTCGGCGCCGAGCCCGGCACGGTGAAAGGATTGACCGCGGGCGTTGGTGTTTCCACGACCTGGAAGGCGCCGTTCTCGGTCACCACGATGACGTCGGGCGGCGAATTGTTGTTTCTTGCCCAAGTGACCGGCAGCGTGCCGAGCAGCGAGTTGGTCGTGCCGAGATGTTGCACTAAAGCGACCGGCGTCGTGCCGGGTATGCCGAGATTTTTATAGATCTCGTTCTTGAATGCGCAATAGATATTATTGTTGACCAGGAACATCCCCCTAAAGCCGGTCTGCGAAGAGGTGAAAAATCGCGTCAGTCCAGGCGCGCGGATGCGCTTGGCATCGGGTCTGCCTTCGCCGAGCGGCTCGGCGAAGCAATTCAATAGCCTGCCGGCGGCTTCCTGCACGCCTAAACCAGGCGCCGAACCATAAGGAAGAGGGATTGGTACTGTCATGGATTAGATCTGCGAGACTGGTCCAGCGAAGAAATTGATCCAGCGCCAGGGTTCTTGCTGTTGGCGGTTCTGCTGTTGTTGCGCGGCTTGATGTGCGTAGTCGACCATGGCACTGTAATTTGTCGGCTGTGAGCTCGGCGCTTCGCCAAGTGTTGGTTCATTGCCGGCCATCCAACTCGCGGTCTCACCGCGCCGATCGGCGAGACTAGGAAGCACTTGGCCGCCGGCACGATTGTATTGCTGCAGCAATTGTTGCGCGGAGCTCCAATCGCCGCTGTTGACTGCTTTGCCCAAGCCGGAAGTGATCCAGCCCGAGCCAGCATTGTGGGTGAGATCGATCAGCGCAGCGCGCGGGCCGGCCGGCAGATTGGGATATTTGCTGTCGATGGTATCGGCGGCATTTTTCAGGTCATAGATCAGCCGATCGTGCGCTCCCTGTTGGGAGAGTTTCTCGCCCGGATAACGCGCCTTCGATCCATAACCGACCGAATATTGCTTGTAGTCCCATTTTGCATCGCGTTGATAACCTTCGAAACGTTTGATCGCATCGATGTATTGCTGCGGAAGCGGAAGATCATCGGCCATCGATGAAGGCTTCCGAATAGGTACTGCGATCGCCGGGGCGGATCTGCGTGCCGGGCGTGGTCAGCTGCAGCCGCTGCGGCGCGTAGGGAAACGGCATTCCCGGGGTGTCATGCACGGCGATCGAGCTCGGCGGCCGTTTTGCCGCCAGCTGTGCCAGATAGACCAGCCGCGCGTAGTCGAGCATCATGATACTCTGGCAAATTCGCCATGCAATTCGGCTGCTGCTTTGCAATACGCAGCGTGTGCCTGCTGTGGTGTGTCGTGCGATCCAAGATAGACTAGTTTGTTATGAACTCCGATCAAGGCGACCCAACAGTTTCGTTTTTTGTCGAAGCAAACGCCTTTATATCCGCTCGTATTGTTGCGGTTTTTGCTGCGGTTCCAACGATTGTTAGATATCGTCGCTTCGCGAAGATTGTTGATCGCGTTGTTGGATCGATTGCGATCTACGTGATCCATCTCTGCACGCGGCCACCGGCCATGCACGTAGAACCATGCCAGGACATGTGCAGCATATCTCAGATTATCGATGGTGATGTGTCGATAGCCATCATCGAGAGATCCTGCCTCAGTGCCGGCTTTCGCCAAAAGTGCACCTTTATTCTTGTAACGATTTATCCGCCAGATGAATGAACCTGTTTGCTCATCATAGATAAGCAGTTCTCGCAAACGCGCATGTGAGAGCATTGAATATTTTTTACCTCTGATCATGGGCATAGGAAAGCAGTCCTAGAAGTATTCCGGCGTTTGCTGTTCGAAGGTGATGGCGCCGCGCACCAGCCGACGCAGGATTGATTCGTTGAGTTGCTTGGCATCGGCGGAAAACGGCATGCCGTAGTCGGGACCGGCCAGATTGGCGACGAGAGAAGCGAGATAAGGCGACCAGGAAGCCGGGATGTTGCCGGTATCGGCGATCATCAGGATGTCGTCTTCGGCCAATTGATCGAACAGGCTCGAGGCATACCGGGAAAAGATCGATTGATCTTCTGCCGAGAGTGCTTGTCCGACCGCGAGTGCGCCGACTTTGAACGCAGCCTGGTTGAGCAGTTCGGCAAGGGTAAACGTGGTGGACATTTATTCGATGACGTCGAACAAATCCGGTTGCGCGCGGGCATATTGCAGGGCGCCCGGTTCCTTGAAGGCGTGCAAATGCACGCTCTCGCCGGGCTTAAGCTCGACGCCCAGCCAATTGATCGGCGCATCGCCCTTCCAGGCAATGGCGGGCTCGACGTCGACCGGCGGCGGCGCGCGCATTTCTTCTTCTTGATCGTCATAACTATGGCGCGGATGTTTGGCCATGAATTTTTTCCTCGTCTTCGTGATTTTACGCGCAGGGGGAGCGCGCCGGGATGGAGCTCTCCCCCTGCGTTTCGTCATGGATTGGTGGCCGGTTTGAGCGGCAGCACGTACCAGACGAACAAGTCGGCAGTGGCACCGGCAGCGCCAGGGATGGTTGGCGTGCCGCCGATGGTATAGGTCACGACGCGATCGATCGGAGCTGCGTTGGCTGCAGCACTGACCGGCGCGCCGCTAGCCGCGGGAGCCGCGGTCAGGTAGGCGATCGCACTGAGCGATTGTGCGGCCAGGTAGCTTGCTGCCGCGGCGGTGCCGCCGGCGTCGGCAGCATTGCCGATTGACACCGTGGGCGTGGTGCCGGTGAAGCCGGCGCCATAGACCCAGACTGCCGCCCCGAGCACGGCAGCGCCGTTCGGCAACGCGCCGAATGCAATTGCCGTGCCGATAGAAGCAAAGCCTGCGCTCGCGGTGGTGATGGTCGCGCGGATGACGTGGACGACCGGAGTGATGACCTCCTTCGCCGTCACCTTCGAATTGAGAGAAGTTGTCATGTGTTTGCTCCTCTCTTATGTGTCGCCGGTGGCGGCATAGAAGCCGGTGACCTGGCCCCACTGGACCAGATTGGTAGGACCGACCCAGTTGGCGGGGTTGGTATTGCGCGTGTGCTTCTTGAAGATCTTGCCCACGCCGTAGGCCATCTCGACGCCGACGCCGACGACGAAGCCATAGTCGTCTTCTTTTCTGAAAGTCGGCTTTGCCATCTGGCCCCAGGCCATGGTGAGCGCCTGTTGTCCGCAGAGAAACACCGGCTCGACTCGAGCCGATGACACGCCGGCGGTTTTCAGCTGGGTCCAGACGTTGGTGACGAACATCGAGATTTCCGGGATGCCGCGCACGATCACGCCGTCCCAAATCAAATCGCCGTCTTGGAACAGCGGATTTTTGTCGACGCCATCCTGCTCACGCGGGCGGGCGTCTTTGTTGACGGTGGTGAGATCGAGCTTGAGATCGCGGAACGTGTTGATGCCGCAGAACGCGACGTAGTACTCGTAGCCGTTCCTGGTTTTGAACGGACGAATTTTCGGGAACGCGTTCTGCGCGGTGCGTTTGAGCAGCGACAATGCCGCGCCTTTCAGCGTGCCGCTGGCGGTGCCGACGTTGGCCAACGAAGTGGCGAAGTTGGCCGCCACCGGCGTCGTCGGGTTGCCCGGCCCGTTCTGGTTGGAGAGCTTCTCGCCGAACACCAGGCGATCGTAGTTGTCGTTGAGCCAGGTGTTCTGCTGGGCGGCAGTGGACTGATCGAACTGGATGCCATTGACGCGCACGCCAGCTCCAGCTCCGGCTCCCGCCGGCTGACCTTCCTGCGGCAGAGCCAGGTTCGCGGCGATGATCTCGTCGCGTTGCAGTTCCTTGCCCCAGTCGGAAAGGAGCGGCTTGGCTTCGCCAAAGATATCCGCCGAGTCCTTCTGGATTTCCGCCTTGTTGGTGACGACCGCGTGTCTCGACCAATCCAGCCAAATGCGAAAGCCGTAATTGTCGATGCGCTCTTCGTTACCGACCAAGGTGCCGGTCGATTGTCCCGTGCCGGTGAGGCGCGCGACAATCGGGATGTTCATCACTTCGCCACCGGATTTGAGTTCTTGTCTGATCCGGATGATCGAAGTCATGTCCTCGCCCATGTAGGGGCTGAACATGTTTTCACGCACGTATTCTCGATTGATCTCCTGCGTGAACTTGATGAGTTTATTATTTACGTCGATCAACGTGACAGCCACGCTGATCTCCTTTCGTCACCGCATCGCAGGCCAACAAAAAACCCGCCTAGCCAGGCGGGCGGTCTGAACAGGGTGTGCGATGGGTATTAGCGACGTCCCTCACGGAATGCGTGATGGAACAGCGATGCATCGCTCAGATCACCAGTGCCGGCATCGTTCGATGCCGACGCGGCCATGCGATTGAGCGACGGCGGCAGATTGACCGCGGTTCGCATGCCACTTTGCGAAGGGACACCTGGCTGCGCGAGGCCACGCACGTAATCGAGCACCGATGCCTGGAACGTGGGATCTCTCAAACGCTCGCCGAGCGTCGAATTGAACCACTGATTGGGATCGGGTCCGACCGTGCGCAGTGTTTGCTCGCGTTGGAACCAGTTCACCATGGCCGCGCCCGGATCGGGATTGGCCATGACCGCGCGCACGACCGTGGGATCGCCACGTTCGGCGCGGCCGATCATTTCCGAATAGGCCTGTTCGAACACGTCGCCGTAGGCGTTGTGCGCGAAGCGAAACGAGATGTTTGCTTCCTGGTTGCGCAACGCATTCTGGAAACCGTCCTGCAGGTGCCTGGTATAGGCATCGGGATCGGCGATGACATCGGGGGGAGGAGCCTGTGGCGGCTGCTCGAACCGCTGACGGAAGGCATTGAGTTGCCGTTGCTGATCCATCAGCATGTATTCGAGCTGGGCGGCACGATTGGCGGCGGCATCGCGTTGCTCGCGCAGCTCGCGATGGCGCCAGGAAGGCACGTCGCCCTCTTCCTGCGGCTGTTCTGGCGCGACTTGCGTCTCTTGCTCCGGTCGCGGCGCAAAGCGGCCGTTCTCGCCACGAAAGTCGTGGCGGGGCACTTCTTGCTCCTGCGGCGGCTGCTCTGCGGCGCCTTCCGGCTCTGCCGCCTGGCGGAACAGCTCGTCGTGCGACAGATCCAGAGTAGCCTGCCGCACGGAAGCGAGTTCCGCGTTCCTGTCCTCGATGGTCCGTTCATCACTCATGCTTACCTCGTTTGATCGTTTCGCCGATCAAGGGCGCGTGTGATCGTTTCGCCGATCACGGTGCGAGTACCGCTATTTCGTCAGCGGTCAACGAATGCAATTCGGTGCGGCCGCTGGCACAAGTGCGGCCGGCTTGGCACAAGTGCGGCCGGCTTGGCACAAGTGCGACCCCGTGGCACAAGTGCGGCGACGGGTGAAATGTCCCGCCTCGTCAGCCGAAGCGTTCGTCGTTGTCTTCTTTGCGCGCGCGCACCGCCGATGGCTCATGCCGGGTGCGATAGCCGATCATCGCCTTGATGTGCTCCTGGCCGCTCATGTCGATGGCGCCGCCGCCGGGATAGGGTTCTGCCTTACCGGCATATTTCTGCGCCAGGTTGACCATGCTGCCGTAGTTGAGGCCTCTGGCGGTGGAAGGCTTCGAATATTTGGCGTTGCTCGGTCCTTTGGTCGAGTCGGGACCGCGCGGATTGTTTGGTATTCCCGCCTTGGCAACAAATAAACCATCTTTGCTCGAGGGACGCGCCTGCCTGGCGGATCCTTCCTCGCCGGTCTTCACCGGCACTTTTCCCGGATGCGCGAGTTGCGCGCTGTGCGGGATGAACGGTCTTCCCTCCTGCGGCGGCGCGCCGCCCATCGGCCGGCCGATCGCCGAATGATGACCGGGCGTGCCCGAGCTCGCGCCCAAAGGTTTCGGATTGCCGCCACCGGCGCGTCTTTGTGTCTCGAGCGCGATGGCGATCGCTTGCTTGCGCGGCCGGCCGGCTTCCATCTCGCGCGAGATGTTGGTGCCGACTGCTTCCTTAGAGGGTGATTTGATGAGGGGCATCACGCACCTCCATTTTGCGGTTGGTTGAGCGCCTGCTGTTGAATGGCCAGGTCATGCATGTCGATCTGATGACTGCGCGCCGATTCGAGTTCCTTCTGTTGGCTTTCGACGGCGAACTGATGGCGCTTCTGCAGAAAATCGAACGGCACGTGATGGGTCTGTCGGTGTTCGGCCATGCCGAGAGCTCTTTTGTGGAAGGCGTCGGCATTGTCCTTGTTGATGCGCGCTGCGGCCGCTCCGATTTGCACGCCAGGCGGCAGCTCGAACTTGGTTGGCGCATTGGCCGACGGTGTCGGGGCGCCGGCGTGTTGCGCTTTCGCCAAATTGAGCGCCGCCTGGGTCCGCGATTGCTGCGTCTTCGCCGCCAGGTGCTCGAGCTGCAGCTTCTGACCCATCTGTGCCTGCGGATCCGGTTGCTGGGCTTGTTGCGAGGCCGCCTTGAACCTTTGCTTGGCCTGCGCGGTGAGCGGCGAGGTCTCGATCAGCAATTGGATCACGGCTTGCACTTCCGCGGGAGCCAACATTGGCGCGATCGCCGGCACGATCTGCGAAAGCGTCTCGTACATGTCCTCCATCATGGTCACCGTGTCGGGACCCTCGTCGAGAACGATGTCGACGTCGAGTTCGCCGATCGCATTGATCAGCAATGGCATGCCGCTCATCGGATCGACGCTCAATTGATTGATCGCGATCAATTGCTGCACGCCTTCCTGGTCGGTCACTCTGATCCAACGCTCGTTGGTCCAGTATTTCTGCATGGCGCAGAAGATCGCTTCCGATACCCTTTGTTTCCAGTTCTTGAAATTGAGCATGTAGGGGCCCAATTCGGCGATGCCCGCCTGCTGCATCAGCGCGACGGCTCTACCGGACCTGTTCGCTATGCCCTGGTCGCCTAACAAAGCCGGATTGGGCCCGAAATTCTCAATTTCGCTCCTGGCATCCTCGAGGAAGCGCAATTGCCCGGCGACGTCCTGCTGTTTTCGCGCATCATCGAATTCCGCGTCGTAGCCTTTATTGCGTTCCACGACACCGTCAGGACGAACCGCCTCTTGCCTTGCCTTTTCGATGTCGTCGAAGGCGCCTTTCTCCGCGATGATCCTGCGCGTTTGTAATTCATGCAGTCCCTTGCTTCGTCGTTGATTGATTTCGTCCTGCGCGGAACGCAGATTTCTCGGAAAACCATACCTGTCGCCGTCATGATCGACGGCGGCCGAATACATGATGAAGTGACAAATGGATTTCCCTTCTTTGTTAGTAAAATGGCTGGGCCCTTGCATGAGCAGAGCATTGCCGGTGAACAAAGCCCAGCACCAGGTGCCGTTTTGCTGATAGCAGATGTAGATCAGACGAACCGACTTGAGCTCGCCCGACGTCATCATGAACCAATGCTTGTCGTAATCGCTGTTTGACGTCAGTCCCCACGCCTGGCTGATCGAAGCATTGAGCTCGTTCTGCACGCCCGGCAGCGCATCCCTGGCAACTTCCAGATCCACCCATTTGCCCATGCCCATGTAGCGTGCGTCGGAAAAATCCGGCTTGAAGGATCGCGGATCGTAGAAAAATCCCTCGATCTGCACCGGTTCGAAGGTGACGTCGAGACCGTCCTTCGATTGATCGAGGATCAGCTCGATGCCACCGATGCCGTCGGTGGCGCCGCTCTCGGCCACTAAAGGGGATTTTGCCTTCCAGAAGTGACGATCGAGACAACTATTCAATGCCGCGGTGGCAAGATCCGCGCCCATCAGAAATTGCGGCTTATTGGCGTAGGCTTTCGGCTCGGTTCGCAATTTTTCTGTTAGCCCGACGATGCCGTCGATCTTTCTACCCAATCGATTATAAGTAACGACCGGCTGTTTTCTCTTATTGAAGACTTTTACCTGATCCCTGGTCCAATGCGCACCGTGGCGATATCTTCTGGCTTCCTGCTGCTCGATGATTTCCAGCCGTTTTGCCGCCAGATAATCGCTATAGGCGCGCTTGCACCTGGCGAGCGACCAATAAGGTTGATTGGCGACGTAGCCTACTTGATCAGGAGTAACAGAGCCGCCGGCATCGACGCCAACTGGCGCAGTCGCGCCGCCGCCGCCGATAGTATAGCCGCTCGGAGTGCCGGCTGATGGTGCGCCGCCGCCGAAATCCACTGACATTTAGAAACTCACCCAGTCTGCCGCCTGCGGGCCTTCGTAGGATGTATAGCCAGTGTCGATTTTCTTCGGTGGCGGCGGTGCCGGCTTGTCGCCGGTCACCATGATGTCGAGCAATTGTCCTACCAAACCCAATGCATCCACCTGGTCATCATGCGCGCCAGCCGGGAACGAAAGTAGCTCGGCGCGAAAGTCGGCGAACCAGGGCGCGTGCTCGTAGACGTAGAGGCCGTCGAGCGCCATTCTGCCCCTGATCGATTGAGCCCGGACTGACTTGTCCCCTCTGGTAGGAAACGTTTCCCGAAAGACATACGCCTTTCTCTCGCGCTGGCGGCGATCAAGGTACGGACCGATGCCAGATCTGATTTGCCCCTGTTCTTCCGCCCAGCCGATCGGGTTCCAACGCTTGACCAGATCACAGAAACCTTCCACCCACTTGTCGGATGAAGCCTGTTGTCTCCACACTTCCAGCAAATAGAGTTTTTCCTCGTAATCGAGCCCGAGAACGATATGCACGGTGTAATCGCCGCCGCCTTCGGTGACCGCGTAGTCGGAACCACCGTAGATCCTGAGCCATTTCTTGTCGGGAATGACGGCGACACTCTTTAACCATTCGGCCTTGAAGTAATCGCCTTGTTCGGGAGCGGGCCGCTGCTGGAACAACGCGTTCCAGTCTCTCGGTCCGATCGCTCGACGCTTCCTTTCCAGCTCGGCCAAATTTTCCCATTCCGGCCACAGCGCGGCGCCGGGTATGCGGCCCAATGCATCGTTGTCTTCGGCGATGGCGGGAAGAGAAATCACCTCCCACATGTCGCCGCCGGTCTTCATTTCTTCGAGAATTCTTCCCGCCAGGTCGTCCTCGTGCCAGCGGGTCTGGATCAGGGCTATGCGGCCGCCGGGTTTTAGTCGCGGGTAGACGTCCGAACGAAACCAATCCCAAGTTTTCTCGCGAATGCTTCCGCTATCAGCGTCTTCACGGGATCGGACTGGGTCATCGATAACAATGAAATCGCCACGCCAACCAGCAATACTTCCGCCAACGCCTGCCGCAAAGTATTCTCCGCTTCTATTAGTTTCCCATCTGCCTGCAGCTTGCGAAGCCGACGCGAGACCGACACCGAGCAGCCTTTCGTTTTCGGCGATGAGATTTCTGACACGTCTTCCCCATTTTTCTGCCAGCTCGGCAGTATGACTGGCGGCAATGACGCTGTCACCCGGATGCTGCGCGAAGTACCAGGGCGGAAACAACACCGAACTGTAGGTACTCTTTGCACTGCCCGGCGGCATGAAGATCGCCAACCTATCGAGCTCGCCCTTGGCGATCGCCTCGAGCTTCTTGATCAGCAACTGATGATGCTTGGCCGGTTCGAAACCGCAGTGCCGGCACCAGGACGTGAGATCCTTTCTGATCGCGCGCCGCTCGAGCAAGAGCTGCGCGGCTTGCTGTGGAGTTGCCAAATCAAAACCGCCGCAGATATCTGATAATGCCACTCCAATCCACCGGCGCCCGATTGGGCAAGTTCACCGGCGGGCTCACGCGTCCTTCGATCCCGGCCACGCCGCCGAGAAACGGCCGATTAAAATAACTCGAGATCTCCGGTCGTCCGTATTGGTTTTCCTTCACGTAGATGTCGGCGATCGCCGGGGCCACCTTGTCGAGGTTGGGCGGAAAGTCGAACTGCCGATTCACTGCGGTCTGCGGCGTTTCGTAGCGTTGATCGGGCATCCACGCATCTCCAACCATAACGGCGCCACAACAGTTTGAGCACCGGCCGCAAATCGCGCGGCTCGCAATCCACTTCCAGGACAATGCGAAACTTCACTTGCGCTCTCTGATCTCCCGTTCGCGCCGCTCGATCTGCTCGGCCGCCTGGCCATAAGCATGTCTGGCGATGCGCAGTCCATTGGTAAAGCGTTCCGGGTGGGCGGCGCCGTCAGAGAGCCAAACACCCCAAAGCTTCAATATCTGCGCATGATATGCTTCCATCAGCGAGCGCTTGTCGAGCTCGAGCAGATGCTCATCGAGCGGGATGCCCAAATAGAGCTGGCGCTTTTCCTGGCCCTCGCCGGGTAGCAGAGCAAACAATAAGATTACGAGCGCAATGACGATCAAACAACAAATAATCGCAAACGCTCTGCCGAGCGCGTCACGATAAAACGGGAAACGCACTTTGCGGCGCGCCATAGGCGCCCTGGCCGCCGTATAGATCGCCCGACCATTGCCGCATCAGCTGCGGCAGATAAGGCAATATCGAATTCAAATCCTGGAAGGGCAGTTGCGTCGGCGCGAGCGGCTGTTGCGGCGTCGGCCGCGTAGGCGGGGGAACCGGCAATGTGGGTCCCTGATTGGGCGGAACGTTACTTGCCTGCGTGCCGGTGACGTTGCGCTCGCCCAAAGATCCAGCCGGCTGCGGCATGCCGGGACCGGAGGGCGATGCCGAGCTCGGCGTCGTCGCATCGGGAGGTTGTGTCGGTTGAGTAGGCGCGGCGCCCTGACCGGTGCCTCCTCGGCCGATGAAGGAAGACTGATCGGATGGCGGCGGTTGCGAGGTATCGCCAACGAAATTCTGATTGATGCCGCCTCCTCCATAGGATTGCGGATTGCCGGACGGCTGCGGCGGAATGAAAGCATTTGCCTGCGGCGGGTTCATCGCAGACGGCCCCATGATGGCACCGCCCGCCCCGAACATGGTCCTGGGATAGGAGAACGGCGAACCCTGCGCACCCGCCAAATAAGGTTGCAGAGATCCGACATAATCGAACGCCATCATTCACCTCTCATAGTGGCGAAGAGGTAACCGTCGCATGTAACTCTCAAACATTGGCAGCGGCGCAATCGTCACATTGCTCGGCGATACAGATTGCTGCGAGAGAGAAAATGCCGGCGTCACATCTGGTCTTCCCACAGTCTCGCGACCGGATGGCGGAAAGTTCAATACATCGCCGGCTAATTTGGTATAAGTCCAGGGCGGCTCGAACGGCACACCACGGCCAGAGGGAGATAACTCCCACTGATACTGCAGCGGCGTGCCGGGAAAGCGCTCCGGAATCCGCTGCTGATAAAGCTCATCGAAAGGTTGAGAGCCCCTGGTGGAGCTGGGCATGTCCCGGTAGCGTTGCCCAGAAGAGGCAAGCCACATCCGGTCCACCGGGCCCTCCCAATTAAGATATGGCTCCAGCGGAGAAACGTAGTTCATTTCTGCTTGAGACGCTCGCGGCGCCGGCGCGAACGCTCGCTCGAACTCATCGCTCGTTCGCCTAGCGTCGGCCGCCCCATGTGTGCTTCAATCAATTCACGCGCGACTTTCGTTGCATCGTCAGCAGGGA